ATTAATCTTGGCAGCCGCTTCCACGCTTTTCACGTTCATTGCGGCTTTCATCTTTGCTTCATATTTGGCTGCCGCCTTTCTTCCTTCGGTGGTATTTTTCTTCTTGTATGCACCCCATGGACTTATCTTAGCCTTGTCGCTAATCATATTGACCACTGAGTAAACAATATCATTGCCGGCATATCCTTCATTGACAAAGGCTGTGGCGTTCTGGCCGCTCCATGTAACAACACCTTTGAGGATCTCCATTGTTACCGGCGTGCCTGAATAATCGGCCAATCCTGGAACTTTGCTTTTATCCTGTTTAGGGGTGGGAAGGGCTTTTGCTCCGAAAGAGAGCAACTTTAGAAGTAATTTTTGAGCGGGGTTAAGGGTTGCCAAATAGAGAGTTTTGAACTGTTTAAACGTTCAATTCTGAATTGGTTCTCTATTTGTACTACCGTAAAAGTAGGTGTTTTTTAATTACCAAAAATATTTTTTTGCCCTATCCTACCAATACGCGGTATTTTGTTTTGTCGAAATGGGAATATATGCCATACCTCATTGCATCGCAATTGTGTACCAAAACACAATTAGCGAAGTATTCATGGTTATTTTCAATCGTCAAATCATACACGTTTTCCTGCCAGCTTGTAACGCATTCTAAGTGCTTTAGCCTTGCAGTTTGGATGGCAAAATTTTGCATGCTTTGTTTTTGCAATGAATCCTTTTTCGCAAATCGGGCAAGTTTTTTCGATAGCCAACGGCTTACCAAACCCTGATTTGATGGCATGCTCTCTATGCCATTTTTTACCTTCTTCGCTTTTGTGCCATTTAGGAGCGGCGGCAATTCCAGCTGACTGAAATTTTGCCATTTCTTCCTCACTTTTATTTTTTGCGTGGTTTGATAAATGTTTTTTTGCTTCAACCTCCTCAAGGTTTTCAATCCTATTGTTCCATGGATTTTCGTCAATATGGTGGATATGATACCCCCTTTTTCGCTTTCCGATGATTGTTTCCCATACATACCAATGCATGTGGAGTGGGCCGTTTGTGAAATATCGTTTGCCGGGATGAAGAGTGAATCTTCTCCCATTAAATGTTTGAGTAGGCTTACCGTTTGCATTGATTGTAATTTCGAAATCTCTGTCCATCCTGAATTTGTTTTAATTAAGTGATTTGGAGTACAGATTAAAGCTACGCAAAACGTATCGAAGTGCAAAACATATTTACACACTTTTTTCATTCCGTTATCATGCTTATGAATGACCCTTTGAAACCCGAATGACGTTAGGACAAAATCTTTTTCACAAATTTCGCCGATAGGTTTTACGCCATCGATTGTTTGAATAGGAGTTGAGTATACAAAACATGCGTCATCATTGAGCTTTACCGGCTCTTCAATAATATTATCGTTCTTGTCTTTCTTCCACTTGTATGATGAAAGTTCTTTTTTCAGGTTTTCGCTCCGGTCTGTAACAACCAATGGGAACGACTTTACTTTCAATATTCCTGCCCAAACGTCCTTACTGGCTGCCTTTATGTTCAATCCAGCCCTAAATATCTCTTCAATGCTCTTTGGCTCGGCTGCATCTGCATAGATAGGTGCTTTCCCGGCAACATGCTGTTTAATCTTTACAATGAGGTCAGATAAAGTAAGGTTAGATTGATAGATGCATTCTTCAACATAATTTGTTCCTTCGTAATGCTCAATCCTAACAAGGGCCGCCGGGTGGTTATAACCAAAGTCCAACCCGTAGAATACATCCCCTTTTCCTGGAAGTTCTGCACAAACCTTCCATTGGGTGTAAATAATTTCTTTTGCTGCACCCCGTAATCCCAACCCATACACTTTCCACATGAAATCATCAGGTAAATCCTTGAAAGCTTCAATGGCGTTAATCTGTGATTGTGATAGGTTGGCACGGTTATTCAGGTAGGTGGAACGAATGGTTTTGTTTTTTGGATTATCCGCCACGTCATACACCCAGTTTACGAAGTCGGCAGGGTTCCAGTCAAGGAATATCTGGCCGGTGGTACGCATTGCCAACTGATCGTAAAGTGTTTTCTTAATCAGATTAGCCTCATTGACAAAAAGAATATCTCTGCCCGGTCCCCTCGCTTTACCTTCATCTTCTAAGCCAAAAAGTTCGATGTAACTGCCCGATTTGAACGTGTAAATGTAATCTGAGTACGAAAAATCATCATCATTCCACAGGTTGCAGGCTTCCATGATGGAACGGAAGTCACGGTATGCGCCACGCTTAATGTGGGGTAGGGAATGTGAAACGATGGAAATACGGGTGTTCTTGGTGTTCTGTGCTATCTCAACCAATAGCTGAATAATGGAATAAGACTTGGAAGAACGAGATCCGCCCTCATTGCAGATTACCGGCCAGTTCTCGTAATAGGCTTTGCGGTTCGCCTCATATACCGGCGTAACATCAATCTTTAATAGGTTCATTTCCTGCTTGGGGAGCATATTGAATAGGTCTGGTATCTATTGAGCCGGAATGTTCGGTTTCTACCTTATCCCTCCAACCGAATCTGTTTTTCATATTCATGTACCAACCGGTATAATTAAAATCGGGTTTTTTCAAATTTGTTCTGCCAGCTGTTTGCCACCAAGCAGCGGAAAGCATCTTTCCAACTTTTATGGTTTCCGAAAATTGTTCCTCTTCTTCCATCCATCTTTCCCATAAATCGTTTGAAAATGAACCTCTTATATTATATATGACGGCTTTTACTTCCACATCGGAAGCACCTTCCTTGTACATTTCAAGGACTGTATTTTGCCACCCTTCTGGAAGGTCAAATTCTGCTAATGGTCTACCTGCTGGCATTATTCAAATATGTATTTATCAATGTGCCTAACCATTAAATAACGGTAATTATCATGGTTCTGCTCATTTGGTTTTCTGATGTAAATATAACATTTTTCACATTTCAGTTCTAAAAGTTCTAAAATATAGATGATTGACGTGCTTACTGTATGGATTTCGGTTGCGTTTTCAATAACCTTAGCCCAATCGAACAGGGAATAACCGGGAATTATCTTCATTTCAATTACTTTCCCGGTTGGCTTACATTCAAAATTTGACGTTGTTTTACCGTCACTTTTCCAATTACGGTTGACAAGGGTGTAAGGTTCACATGGTTCAATCCCTAATTCCTTCATCAATTCATCCTCTTTGGCTTCATCCCGCTCAAACATGGCATCTGTCCAACTTTCCCAATTCATGTGCATAAAGTCGTATTTCGACCTCATACAGTCCTTAAATGGCACTTTCATTATCTCGTAAGTCCAACGCAGGGGAACGTAATATGTGCTGCCACGGGTAATCAGTTCTTTGCCTTCCATGAACTTTGGCTGGGTTAGCCAAACATCCATAAAGGTAATATCCGGGTAAGCTTTGTTAAGCTGTTCTACATAGTCAGGTAGAACGGGCCAACAGATTTTATACCCTTTCTTTTGAAGATTACGGGCTATCTGCATTGAGAAGATGACATCCCCGATACCAAAATATTGCTGGATGTATGCTGTTTTACCTTTACCGGATTTATCTTCCTGGAATGTTACAAATTTGCCGTGGAACCCAAATTGGTTGTCGTGGCGCTTGTTCCAATGGTTATGGCCTTCGATTGAGAATTTACGGGCAACTTCTATCGGTGCAAATTTGATTTGGTATTTTTCTTCCAGGTATTTACGGTAGGTTCTGCAGATAACATGGTCTTCGGGATGGTAGTTTCTATCGAAAACAGGGTCTGTGGCTACTATTTCCATCAGTCTTTTGCTTCTAAGGGAAAAACCGCCGTTACCTACCTGTAACCCATCGGTGTACCATTCCCACGGTGCGCCTATGTAGTCATACTGGAGCCATTCTTTGTTCCAGGCTTTCCAGTTTTTTACATAGCCGTCCCATTGAATAACAAGCATATGGGAGGTAGTAACGTGCTTGTAAAGGTGCTGAATGCAGTATCTTGAATAGGCTTCTTTGGAGTTTATCGGTTGGTTAATGATCTGAACATCCCCGAAAACGATGTCTTTTTGGCTTTCTTCGGCTGCTTTGAGTAATCGCTCCCGGTTGCTGTCAACGCCTATCAAAGTAACATCAGAAAGGCTCAAAGGTTTGAATGTGTCGGAAATATCTGCCATCACATTTTCATCAGAATGGCCCATGCTGCTTTTCAGGCCAATGTGCTGAATTAAGGATGGGGAGGCACAAATAACGCCTGTTTGAACGGTTGCCTCAAAATCCCAATTGTTTTTTTTGTTTAAAATAGGCTTTATGTGTTTTTTATACATTTCAGGAGTGAAACATAGATTAATCCCTCCTGCACTTGCCCTTTTCTTCCAGTTAATTCCTTCTGCTATTATTTTATGTCTTAGGGTTCCATCCTTGTTTACGTTCGTGCATTCAAATCCCGTAACAAACTTTTCTGGAAATTGATAATGAAGTTTTAATAATTCGACTATAAAATCATTCCTAACAAGACTATCAGAGTCCAAATTTATGATTAATTCGCAATCCAATAGCTTTTCACACCCAACCCTTATACTATCCTTAATGCCTAATCTTTGTCTTTTTTCAACAAACTCAAAAGGAATTGGGCTTTTAAAAGAATCGATTAATTTGTAAACGTTGGTGTCTTTACTGCAATCATCTATTATCACCATTTTAGAAGTATCTGGGAAGTCCGCTCGTTCCAAACTTTGCAGACACTTTTCCAAATATTCCGACCTTTCGTATGTAGTAAGTAAAATGCCTATCATTAAATAACGTTTAAAAGTGCAAAATCACCATGAATTTCTTTTGCTGCGTTATTATAAGCCAAAGCAGCCTGTTCTTTTGTATTGTACCTCCCCAAATTTTTATATCCGGTATTTGTCCTAATTCTTGCTACAAATTTATTCATCCACTTATCAAAACTTACGCCCTTAAATCCTGTTTTATTTTGAGTAATTCTAAATTGATTATAACAATTTTGCTGCCTTGTAGCTAACCTAAGATTATCAATTTTGTTGTTTAATGGGTTTCTATCCACATGATCTACAATTAAATTAGCGGGAATTTCCCCGTAATGCCACATCCAAATAATTATAGACTCTCTGTAATTATTACCTAAAATACCTATTTGGCGTCTATTTATAGTTTTAGAATAACTCCCTGCTTGACTGCCAATAATTTGTTTAGAAGAAAGTTTATTTTTTATAAACAATCCCCCATTCCTGTAATCAAAATAGTGCTTTAATAATTCTTGAGTAATTGTCATTTTTTCTTACTTTTTAGATATACTTTTTCTTTTTCAATGTAATCTTCCGACATAACGTCAACTCCCTTATATACATCCCCTATAACAGATTTTATCTTCGGAGAAACAAGAAGTACGAGATTGCCAGTATGTTTATCAGGGAATTGATCAATCATTTTATCTAATAAGTCCTCTATTTCTTGTTTAGTTGTCATTTTTTATACGCAATTACGATGAAAGAATTATTCAAATCCACTTTTGAAACGTGTATATCCTTCCACATCTCCGGCTGATCTTTGAAGTAGTTCCCAACAATTTCAGGGGTAATATTATGAATATGCTTCCGGTTATGCCAGCTTCTCCAATACACCTGTGAATGGTCAGGAAGGTACAGGAAAATGACACCTCCGGTTCTTAATCGGGTATGCCAATAGTCCAATGCTTTCACCCAATCGGTAAGGTGTTCAATGCAATGCGAACTAAATACGTAGTCAATATTATGGGTAGTAAATGGGAGGTTATACGCATCGAATGGGCCTAATAATGGATCAACGGCTACCGCTCCTTCAAACTTCCATTCTAACCGGTTGCAGCCAACATCTACACCCACCCCTTTACACACTTCTTTTGCAAAAGGAAAAGCAAACCTGGCAGCGAAACCGCTTGCCTGCCATGATGGATAAATATGCCCCTTAAATTCTATTGTGTTCATAGCTCGTCCTCCATATTTTTAGTAGGGAGGACAGCAAACGCCAAATGTGTAATTGTTTCTGTGGGTGTCTTAATAGGGCTTATCCGGCCCTTTATCTTCCCGTTTTTGTTCTTCAGTGTTTCAATTACCGGGATAATATCGGAGGCTGTAATTTCAAAGGTAAATTCTGTGTCGCTGTATTGCTTCAGCGTTATACCACGCAATTTGAGAGTGGTGGTACCAGATCCAAACTGTTCTAACATAATTCTTAATTTTCGCCTAAATTAATGTTTGCAAATTATCAAACAAATTTATTTACTCAATATTGCTTTAAATATTTTATCGAATGAACTTCACCGAATTTTTCAGTAATCGTTTTTTTGATATGCTTAGTAAGTTCACGGTAATTCATTTGTTCAAGACATACAATATCAGCTAAAAATACACGCGAACTACCGGCTTTCTGATAACTTACTTTGTGAACTGTCATGATTGTATTTTGTATTTGCGAATAGGATAGCGCAAATAAATTAGTTAGGCGAAAGCTAATGAAACACCCCACTGTTCGACCATTGCCTTTGCAATGCCTTCAAATGTTTTGCTTCTAAATTCACTTCGCATATCTAAATCTTTTATTTTAGCTGCATCAATCATTGACCATTTTTGATATTTTTTCCCAGTTGCAGTAGTGTAAAACTCAGGCTCAACAGTTGTTGCTTTTTCAAATAAATTATCTTCTTTTACCCATTTCAATTTTGGCAACCCTTTTAGCCACAAGCAAGTTGCCTTTGTTGCTGCATCACCAAAATAATAAGGGTGTATTATTTGGTCTGCTTTTCTAAATACACTGCTCATACATCCTATAGGGTTTTCAATTGCTATTCTTGGGATTGGTGCATTATATAAATCCATAAAAAACTGTATTGCTTCTTCCCTTGCTTTTCTTCTTTCTTCGCCTACTAATTTCCCACTTTCTCTTTTTGGCTGGTCTTTTAGCCATTTATTAGCAGTTACAGTTAGATAGGTGCAAGGTGGGTGTGCAATCATTAAATCCCATCCAAAATTCAAAATATCAAATACGCTTCCTTGATAATGCCAATCATCATTTATTTTTCCAGGTTTTAAGTCGCAGCTAAAACAAACTATTCCAGCATCTCTAAAATATTTTGTAATCGTTTGACTTTCTTCACAAGCA